AGGGCCAGACTACCGAGCGATTCAACAATCGTTTGGTTGCTGCATGAACTACGTATTCAAGGACGCAGATGCAACACACCGCTTGTTGTGGATGCAAGGTCAATCACAACTAGCAGCACAATGTAAGCTGCCTATTGGTACCTGGTCGTGCTTATTCAAGGACGATGATGGTATCATCTACAACGCCAACTCAAACAACACATTCACCCGTATCAACTGATGAACGTTTACGTACTACGCTACCAAACTGAGTACTCAGACAATGAAATGGTTTCTGTCTTTTCCAACCTGCGGGCTGCCATGAATCGCATTGAGATTAGTGACCTTCATGGTAACTTTGACGAAGGCGAGACCATGACTATTGAGTGCATGGAGGTAACAACCGAAGAGGAGTCTCTCTCACGCCTCAACAACATCCGCAAACACTACGCTGAGAAAAACAAATGATTTGGAACGAAAGCACCATCATCCTCGCCATCGTCGGTATGGTAGGATTGTTCAGCACTGCTGTCATCTGGCAGCGTGCTAACCGTATCACCGGGAGGTACTATGGAAAACGTTGACGCACACGATGACAACTTCTTTATCAAGAACGCAGTCCTCTGTTGGCTACATCACTATGGTGATCAAGGTCACAGGTGGGATGACATCTACAAGGAGCTAGCCAAACGTGATACATACACAAGCATGGAGTCTAATGATGACAAACCAAAGCCACGCCCAGCCAGACGACGTAAGCCCAAGGTCACAGCAACCGATTGATCTTTCACACTCACCATTGCGTGAGTACGAGGTCACCCTGTCAAGTGGCGAGCGTATGTATATTCTCGCCGCCAGCTCCGAGGATGCCGCATGGGATGCCTTGGAGTTGTCCATGGACAGATCTAGCACACTGATTAACATAACACGTACTTATGAGTGGTAAAAGGCCCAAACCTTACTTCCCAAACAACTGGAAGAAATTCAAGGACGCACCACCAGAAGCCTTTTTCGATCATCTCTTCATTGAGGTAATGGATTGGAAGGTAGCAGGGTGGGAGATACCATCCAATGTAGCCTGTATGATTCGCGCTACAAACTTAAAGAATGGTAGAGTTAAAGAGCACATCTACAAGCGTCAGCACGCTGCTGAGGCTAAGGTTTTAGAGTACATGAACAAACAGACTCATGAGTTCGTTGTATGCACTCATGAAGCCATCCATTACATTCACCCTGATCGACTCGATGACGACAACGACTTTTAACTTCCTACTGGACACTTTGATGGATGAGGTTGAGATGCATCCACACCGTGACGAACTGATTCAACTGATGCACGAACAGCAGGAGGACGACAATAGCGACACCGTTTGAGATTGACAGGCAAGTCAAGCTTGAGCGTGATCAGATACGACAAGGACTCAAGCAACTAAGAGAGGGCACAACCAACTTGGAGAACAAACAGTACGCATCAGCTAGTGTGTATGGCGTGGCTTCTATTGAGCAGCTTATGCCTATTGTGGCTGATCGTATCCAAGCCACTGGTGCAGCTATAAGAGAGCGGCATAACGGCAGGTTGTTTAAAGAGAAAATGCTGTACCTTTCAGACATCGAGCCTGAAGCTGCTGCCGCTATCTCTTGCAAGGTCACCTTTGATAAGGTGTTTAGCTACAAACCTAAGTCTAGCCTCGTACAAAATGTGACCGACGCAATCGGCACAGCAGTAGAAAACGAGTGTATGATGCGTTACTACGAACGCAACGTACCTGGTTTGTTGAAGTACATCAAGGACAAGTATTGGCACAAGTCATCTGGTACACATCAAAAAGTGAAAAATGTAATCACTTTGATGAACAGAGTTGATATCGAACACTGGCAGCCTTGGGGTATTCAACTACGAATCAAGCTAGGTGGCTGGTTGTTAGACTGCATCTGCGAATCATCGCAATGGTTCATGACACAGCAGCGCCGTGAAGGACGTAAGACTTTCATCGATGTGGTACCTACACCTGAGTTCATGGTGATCAAAGAACAGGTATTAGCCAACGCTGAACTGTTCAGTCCGTTGGCTTGGCCGATGCTAATCGAACCAAACGACTGGACCAACGAAAACCCTGGTGGTTACTTGCTTAACGAGGTTATGCGTGGTCATCACATGGTACGCAGGGGCAAGCCCTGCCTTATACAGGGAGAAACACCGATCGCCTTTCTGAACAAGATTCAGAAGGTGGGATATACTCTCAACAATCACGTAGTAGATGTCGCAAAGACATTTCAAGAACGTGGTGTTGAAGTTGGTAAGTTTATCCCTGTTGTGGACATGCCTCTACCACCTAAGCCCGTAGACATCGCAAACAATGCGGAGTCCCGCAAGGACTACCGTAGGAAGGCTGCAGAGGTATGTAACATAAATGCACAAGCGTTCATGAAGTCATGTCGTACAAGGATGACAATGAACGCAGTGGAGATCTTCTCTAAGTATGAGAAGTTCTATATTCCATGGTCGTTTGATTACCGTGGACGTGCTTACCCTATACCTGCATTCTTGACACCTCAAGACACAGATTTTGGTAAGTCACTACTTAAGTTTCATGAGCAGTCGTTCATGACACCCGAAGCTGAAGCATGGTTAGCCTTCCAGGTCGCTACCACCTATGGTCTGGACAAGGCAACCATGCAAGAAAGACAGCAGTGGGTAAAGGACAATCAATCTCTTATAGCTCGTGTCGCAAAGGATCCGATTAGGAACTTAAGTGACTGGGATGAGGTTGACGAGCCTTGGCAGTTTATGGCAGCATGTGAAGAATACCACGCATGTGTAATGACGTGTACTAGACAGCACACATCCCTGCCTGTTGCCTCGGACGCCACATGTAGTGGTCTCCAGATACTGGCTGGCCTTGCCAAGGACGCATCTACTGCTAAGCTGGTCAATGTCCTACCATCTGATACACCACAAGATGCTTACAAGGTAGTCGCAGAGAAAGCTGCCCCACATGTACCTGATACAATCAGACCATACATGGACAGAAAAACTGTCAAAAGGGTAGTGATGACCGTACCTTACAATGCTAAGCCCTTCTCTAACCGAGGTTACATACGTGAAGCCTTGAAGGAGAAGGGTGTCGAAGTAGAGAAGGACGACCTAACCATTACTGTCAAGGCAGTACGTAATGCCATGGACGTCATTGTTCCTGGCCCCATGGCTGTTATGTCTTGGATCGAGTCAGAGGTCAGCAATGCCATTGACCGTGGTCTCACAGAACTTACATGGACAACACCATCTGGTTTCTCAGTTACACAACGGCTGATGAAACCTGAAATTAAACTTGTTGAGTTACAGTTGTTAGGTAGGTGTCAAATCAAGGTGTCTACAGGTGCAAGCGACAAGGTTGATAAGGCTCACCACAAAAACGCAACAGCCCCCAACCTTATCCATTCACTTGATGCAAGCCTCCTGCACCTATCTGCACTGCGCTTCGACGCACCTATTTCACTGATACATGACTCGGTTCTATGTCGTGCTACTGACATGCCTGTTCTTTCAGACATTGTCCGTGAAACATACATGCACCTATTTGCGGAGCATGAGTACCTAACAACCTTTGCTCGACAGATTGGAGCAGAGACCGACCCACCGATGTGTAACACACTAGACCCTGCATCGGTTATCAATTCCACCTATTTCTTTTGTTAAATGACACGCAACACTATTGTGACTGAACAGCCCGTTGTACTAGAGGGCTTCCAAGCTGTGATGAAACCTGGTAAGTTTGGCTTTAGCCTGAAGGCTATTGTCAACCAAGAAATCATTGATCAACTTGAACCTGACCGCACTGAATCCTTGAAGTGGGCAGAGTCTAAGCTCAAGAACCCGAAGCGTTCTGTGCTGAAACCTGAGCCTTGGGAAGAGGTGTCGGAAGGTAAATACATTGTCAAGTTCTCATGGAACGATGACACTGCACCTCCGATCGTTGACACGGAAGGATCACCTATCATGGATTCTGATACGCCTATCTATGGTGGATCAAAGGTAAAGCTGGCTCTGTTCCAGAAACCTTACATCCTCAAGGACGGTGTGACCTACGGCACAAGCCTGAAGCTTAAGGCTGTGCAGGTTGTCTCCCTATCTAACTCTGCTGGTGTTGACACTGGTGACATGAGCGAGACTGATGTAGCTGAGCTGTTCGGCTCTACGCAAGGGTTCAAGGTCTCTGACCCCAATGTTACCCTCAAGGAAGCAGCTCCAACAGACGACTTCTGATGGCTTTCCGTTCCGGACTCGAGGAGAGGGTCGCTGACCTTCTCGTCGAACTGGGTGTCAAGTACGAATACGAGAGCACTAAGGTCCCGTATGTAATCCAACACAACTACACGCCTGACTTCATTCTTCCGAATGGTATATGGCTAGAATGTAAGGGTTATTGGGACAGTGCTGATCGAAAGAAGATCAAGTCTGTTATTCAACAGAATCCTGGCGTCGATCTTCGTATGGTATTCCAAGCCCCTTATAACAAAATCTCTAAGAAATCTAAGACAACCTATGCTGCCTGGTGTGATAAGCTAGGTATCAAATGGGCTGTCTTCTCAAATATCCCATTAAACTGGCTAATATGACCAGTGAGTTTGTCCGGCACATGGAGTGCCCACACTGCGGGTCGTCAGATGCAGCTAGCCTGTACGACGACGGCCACGTTTTCTGTTTCAGGTGCTATACTCATACACCTGGGGACAGCACCGACGTTATCCACACTCACCACATGCACGATGTACGATTACAAGGCTCAGCCGGAAGGTTGCAGAAACGGCGTATTTCAGAAAAAACCTGTGAGTTCTTCAAAGCATACAAAGATGGAGAACAACTACGCTTCCATTATTACAACAGCTCTGGCACGCTTGTCGGAGCAAAGATAAAAACTAAAGATAAGAGCTTTCGATGTGAAGGTGAAGTCAAAACCCTGTTCGGAATGCAAAACTTCCGTAAAAAAACTACAGGTAAGTCAAAGAAGCTAGTAATTTGCGAAGGCGAGATGGATGTATTATCCGTCTGGGAGGCACAACCCAACTGGGACGTGGTCTCCATACCGAATGGTGCACCTGCTGCAAAGAAAGCACTCAAGCATAACTACGAATGGATCAACACCTACGACAAAGTAGTTATTTTCTTTGACAACGATGAGGCCGGCCAGAAGGCCGCGATCGAGTCGGCAAGTGTATTACCACCTGGGAAGGTTTACATCGGCTTTCTAGAGGGTTACAAGGACGCCTCAGACGCTATCCAAGCACACGACGAAGAGGCAATACGTGCTGTTTGTAATTATGATCACTTTCAGTACAAACCTGACGGTATTGTTGACGCTAAGTCACTGATCGATGTAATCACAACACCCACTCCTCCATCTGACCATGACTACCCATTTCAAGGACTACAAAACAAGCTTCACGGGATCCGGTACGGAGAGCTTGTCACGATTACTTCAGGATCAGGGATTGGAAAATCGTCCTTCTGTCGTGACTTATGCACTAACCTGCTTAACAAAGGCGAACGGGTCGGTTACCTGGCTCTTGAAGAGTCAAACCGCCGTACAGCTCTCGGACTTATGTCCACAGCCGTCGGACGAAATCTCCACCTTGGAGAGCATGATCGATCTGAGCTAGCCGAAGCATTCGACAACACGATTAAAAACTGGGACCTACACCTGTTTGACGGGTTCGGGTCGTATGACCCTGATCACATCTACGAACGTATTGAGTATATGGCATCTGGTCTTGATACCCGTGTTGTATTTCTTGATCACCTGTCTATTCTGCTCAGTGGCCTTGACGGTGACGAGCGGAAGATGATCGATCAAACAATGACTAAACTTAGATCGTTGGTTGAGCGCACAGGTATTTCATTATTTCTTGTATCACATTTACGGAGAACTACATCCGATGTCAACCATGAAGAGGGAGCTAGAGTTACACTTGGACAACTCAGAGGATCCGCTGCTATTGCTCAACTCAGCGATGGCTGCATTGCGCTCGAGCGAGATCAGCAGAGTGGATCTAAATCAAGCTCTACAACTGTGCGAGTACTTAAAAATCGATATTCAGGCGAAGTTGGTGTCGCTTGCCAACTAAGTTACGACCTTTCTACCTGTAAATTCAATGAAACCAAAGCAGAATCAGAGTTCGACCCGACAACAGATTTCTGAATTTCAAGCTATGAAGCTTCACAAGCCCAATCCTCCCACGCCTGAGATGGTAGAGCGTGCAAAATTTGTAGACAAAACTCACATTTGGAGACATGCTCGTATTCGATCTGGAGACTAACGGCTTTTTAGATGATGTTACCTGCATTCACTGTCTTGTTATCTATGACTCAGAAACTAACGAGACCATTTGTTACAACGATAAAGGTGATTGCGAGCCGATTTCCCGTGGTGTACAACGCCTTGAGGATGCTGAAGTCATTTCCGGACACAACGTCATCGGTTTTGACCTACCTGTTCTCAGTAAGATTTACCCGTGGTTCAAGCCCACCGCCTTGGTTGTAGACACACTGCTTTTGTCACGCTTGTTCCACACAGACATGCTTGATGTGGATCGCAAACACGAATGGAAGCACATGCCGCTCCAACTGCAAGGACGCCATTCACTCGAATCGTATGGTTACCGCCTTGGAGAATACAAGGGCAGCTTTGGTAAAGAGGCTGACTGGAAAGAGTGGAGCCAAGAGATGCAGGACTACTGCGTCCAAGATGTAAACGTTACAGTAAAATTATGCGACCATTTCCACCCATACCTGACTGGGTCGCTTTAGAACATCAAGTCTCACAGATTCTTACACAACAACAACTTCATGGATGGTATTTTGATGAACAGGCTGCATGGAAACTTGCATCGGCTCTCAGAAGACAACTTGAAGAAACTTGTCAGTTACTACGTGACTGGTATCCTTTCGTCTACGGATCAAGCTTTACTCCTAAAGCAAATAACAAACGATATGGATACATAAAAGGCTGTGAAGTTACGAAATTAAAGGACCTAAACCCAACCTCTCGCGACCATATCTCATGGATCCTGCAAACATTTCATGGCTGGAAGCCAACCCAGATGAGTCCTACTGGGAAGCCCATCATCGACGAAGTAATTCTCAAGGATATTGGGACAGATGTAGCCCTGGCTTTTCTGAAATGTCTAGATATTACGAAGAAATTGGGCATGATCTCGGAAGGCATGAACGCATGGCTGAAGCTTGCTACGACTGCTAGTCGAATCCATCACCACTGCTCCGTTGCTACAAACACACATAGATGTGCACATCGATCACCAAACCTTGGACAAGTACCATCTGACCATGACTACAGACAATTATTTCAAGCATCCCCTGGTCAAGTTATGGTGGGTGCCGATCTTAGCGGCATTGAGTTACGGATGCTCGCTCACTACCTCGCTCGATACGATGCGGGACGCTATGCGGACATTCTCCTCAACGGAGACATCCATCAAGTCAACGCAGACAAAATTGGAATCTCTCGGAGACAAGTCAAAACAGTTACCTACGCCTTCCTCTATGGTGCAGGTGACGCCAAAATTGGGCATTCCTTCGATTCTTCCTTAAATGATAGCAGTGCTAAACGTAAAGGCAAGGAGATCAGAGCCGCTTTTGTTTCGGCTATTGATGGTCTTGCAGAGCTTCTTACGGCGATCAAAGAGGTATCTAGTCAGAAAGGCTCTATACGGTCATTAGACGGTCGTAAAATTACTGTTGATAGCTCACACAAAGCTTTGAACTATCTGCTCCAGTCAGGAGCCGGTGTAGTTGCGAAGCGTTGGATGGTTATCAACCATGAGAACATTCAAGAGTTGTGTTGTTCACAGCTCGCTTTCATACATGACGAATTACAATTCGAGTGCCATCCCGATCACGTACAAGCATTATCAGCATCCCTGGTACAAAGCTCTACAGCGGCTGGCGAATACTACAACATGCGACTCCCCATCGCAGCCGAAGCCACCAGCGGCAGAACCTGGGCAGACACACACTGATGAAGCTACTTATTGACGCAGACTACATTGTTTACAAAAGCTGCGCTGGAGCTGAAGAGGATTTTGATTGGGGCGATGACGTTGTCATGGTCGTTAGTCGGTTCTCTGATGCAATGAAGAACGTTCAGCGAGAGCTGACAAAGATTAAAAATGAGTTTATGTGGGACCTACCTGAACTGGTACTGTTCTTTTCTGACTCTATAAATTTCCGCAAAAAAATTTACCCCGCTTACAAGGGACATCGAAACAGAAAGAAACCCTGTGCTTACAGACGTGTCATAGCTGCCTTACAAAGACAGTATGAGGTTATCCGTATGCCAGAACTGGAGGCAGATGATGCCATGGGTATTTATGCTACGGCTAATCCTGGTAACATTATTGTATCTCCAGATAAAGATATGCGTCAAATCCCTGGCAAACTATTCAACCTTGATGAGGTTGTTCAAATTACTGCAGAGGAAGGACGACGCTGGCACTTGATACAGACGATGGCAGGCGACCAAACTGACGGCTATAGTGGCGTTCCTGGCATAGGAATCAAACGTGCAGTCACATTGTTTGAGGAGCATGGCTATAATTGGGACACCGTAGTCACCGCCTTTGCTGACAAAGATCTAAATGAAGATGTTGCACTCACCAATGCAAGACTTGCTAAGATTCTCACTTGTGACGATTATGACACCACAAAACAAAGGTTCATACCTTGGACCCCCACCTCCGGTACTGGAACTGACAATGGAGCAGCAGTTCAAGCTACGTAGGATCAATGATCTACTACCTGAAGCTAACAAAGAGGACATCATCACTTTGTTTGAAGCCTTACAGCATCAAAACTTTGTCTTATCTAACACTGTTTCTAACCTAGTTAAACAATGGCCGAATCACCCACCCACTACACTCGTGGATCCATAGAAGTATGGGACTTCATCCGCGACCAACAGCTAAACTACCACCTCGGCAATGCTATTAAGTATATTTGCAGAGCCGGTTACAAAGGTTCTAAAAAAGAGGACCTTCACAAAGCTATCCACTATCTTGAGAATGAACTCCTACATACACACGAGCCTCATGGACCAAGCGGAACAGTTCCGATCCGCTTACTTACTGACGAATGGACCGGACAGGAAGACTGGTCAGAAAGCTTTGATCGATGAAGAATGGTCGGAGTACCATGAAGCCTTCCACATGAAGGGTGAGTGTGAACAACTGAAGGAACTGGCAGACCTTGTTTATGTCTGCTATCAAATGGCTGCTAGCCAGGAGTGGGACCTCGATGAAGCAATGAATCGTGTCCACAAATCAAATATGTCTAAGCTTGGAGAAGACGGTAAGCCCATCTACAGAGCTGATGGCAAGGTTCTAAAAGGACCTAACTACAAAGAACCAACACTTACTGATCTTATTTAATTGATGACCACCTCTTACATCTCACGTACTGGACGTGTACAATCTTGGCTCGACAACCCTGAGTCAAGGCTTCCAGTTAGCTGCACAGTATTTGTAGTACAAGACTCAATGGAGGGTCCTGATGGAATCGAAGCAAGCTGGAGATTTGTATCACATGCTCTACGATATGGAGCAGGCTGCGCGGTACACTTGTCGAAGTTGCGACCCCGAGGTGAAGAAAATGGAAAAGGATTGGTTGCATCTGGACCAGTCTCTTTCGCAAAAATCTACAGCACATTAAATGAAATACTACGTCGCGGGGGCGTGTATAAAAACGGTGCTTGCGTGTGTCACCTTGATCTCAGCCACCCTGATGCACTTGAGTTTATTAAAACTCCACGCCAAGAGCTGCCCTGGGTCAAACGATGCATCAACATCACAGATGAATGGTGGAAGAACTGCTCGTTCAAGGAAGAGCTTCTCTTCGCTATCAAGTCTGGAGACATATGGCTAAACAAAGTTAAATATGACAAAAATGGAGAACGAATCCGTGGGAATGTATGCCTTGAAGTGTACCTGCCAAGCCGAGGCACCTGTCTCTTGCAACATATCAATTTCGGTGCCTGTGAGTTTGACAACATTCCACGAGCTTTCACTGAAGGGATGTCAGAACTGTGCCAACTCCATGGTCGAACTGGCGTTAGCGATTCAGGAGAATATCTCCCCAGCGAAACAGACAG